CTATATTGAGTTAATTGCTGTTTCAAAGAATGAGACAGCTTTTTTTGCATTCTCTTTTGATAAATGGCTATAAATATCCATAGTCATAGATAGAGTAGAATGACCTAATCTATATTGGAGTTCTTTGTAGGGGATACCTGTGTTCAGCAATAAACTAGCGTGAGTGTGACGAAAACCATGAAAGCCTATATTCGATACATTTGCTCTTTTAAAATGTGTTCTTAATCGAGTTTGTAAGGTTCTATTGTTTGGGTACTTATGGATAAAATCAGAAAATACCACTGTTTCTGAACGCCCTAACTTCCATGCTTCTTGAATCTGTCGTCGTCTATACTGCTTAAGCATCGTAACTGTTCGACTATCTATGTCAATATCACGATAGCTTGACTTTGACTTTGGACTATTAATTTCTTGTTTGTAATTTAGCGTTTTTGTGATATGAACAACGGCATTATCCAAGTCGATATCTGACCAGTTTAGAGCTAACGCTTCATTAATGCGACAACCTGTAGCTAATAAAAATTTATAAAGTGTGACTTCATAGAAGTATCTGTATTTATTTTTATCTAGATTGTTTAAGTAGTTGAAAAATGTTCTTAGTTCATCATTTTCGAAATGCTTTACTCTTTTAGTGTTAGCTTTCTTAGTGTTGCGAGGGAGAATGACCTCACGCGCAGGGTTGAATGGTATAGCTTGCATGATAACGCCATACTGTAGTATACGTTTATTCAGCGCGTGTATTCTGTCATAATGGAGGTAAGCTTTTCTTTCCCCTTTATTAGTTTTATCAGCTAGTTTATTGATGATAGACTGTATAAGTGGTGTCGTTAACTTATCAAGCTTATATGCTCCAAAAATTGGTATGACATGAACGGTTAACAGCTTTTCAGTAGCTAGCTGAGTATTGTATTTTACGGTATGTTTGTAACTATCCCACCATAAGGTTGCAAGTTCCTGATAACTTGTTATGGAAGTAGCTTTGAAGCGAGTAGAACCATTTTTTATAAACTCGATAGCTTCTTGCTTAGCTTTTTCTCTAACTTCTTTCTTAGTTCGTCCTGTTATTTTAGTAGTTACTTTTTTACCTGTTACTTTATCAGTACCAAGATAAATACTGGCACGATAAATTACCGTACCATCTTTCTTTTTTACTTCAGTTATTTTCATGATCATAAACCTTTCCATCAGCAGGCAAGCTATTATTAAAGGGATTTTAGGTTTATATCATGCCAGAGCTTACGAGAAGACTCTTATTTCGTTTGTTTTGGAGAAGTCGGTAAAAATTACCTGGTTAAAGGTTAAAATGCGATTATGGATGATTTAAAGCTGTTTTTCAGGGGTTTTTGACAAAGTTAGCTTACTGGTTAGCTAACAAAATCCTTTACATTTAGAACGTGCGTGATATAATATAGTTAACAAAGATAACTTGTGAAGGATTAACGCTGGGTCCCAGAATGGGGTAAGCCTTCGGGCTGAGCATTCCTATGTGCCAGGGGTTATCTTTTTTATTTAGATTTTTTCAGACTTTCAACAAAATGTTGAGGGTCTTTTTCTATTTCAGAGATAATAAAATCAACGAATTTTTGAGAATAAGTGTAGTGTTCAGATTTACCTATTTTATGGCAATAAGAATATTTTTCATCAGACTTTATTGAATAGAAATCAATCACTAATGTTAGGACATATTGATTAAAACCAGATTTATAATTAAGTTTAATATTCTTTTTATTTAGTCTATCGTTTACAACAGATATAATATTTGCATATGAATACTTGTGCGTTTCTGATGGATCTTTTAAATCTTTTAAAATAGCAACTTGAGAAGGTGATTGATTTGCAATTGATACTATAAAATCGGCTTCAGATTTTTTCTTAGTAATATAAAGATTTTGTTTAATACCAATAGCGAATTTATCAGAATTATACTCTGTCACTAAGACATCTATGGCATTTGCCTGTTGGATGAATTTTTCAGCAATTTCCGCAGGATATTTTAATCTAATTTGTTCGTTAGATAATGGTTCGTAAGTTGCAGTGATAGTTAAAAAATTTTGGGAAATGGCCTTTGTAACATCTCTTGAATGAAATCGTTGAAGTTCATTGACATAGTTAAGTACACAAGCTTGGAAAAGTGGAGCATACTTTAATTCATAATCTTCTGTTATGTAGTGAGTACTAATATTCCTTAGTTCAATAATGCGCTCAAGATTAAGTCGAATTCTAGTGCTGTCGTCCGAGTATATTTTTTTTATAACACCTTCTAAGCTTAGTGTTCTATCAGGATTATCCTTAAAATAGATAGATTGATTACGATTTAACATTTCAGCTTTAAGCATCAATTCCCAAGCATTACAAATAAAGAAACTAAAGCCCTCAATTCGGTACTTTATCGTTGGTTTATTGTATATTTCAAGTCCCATAATAAAAGCTTCAATACTTTTATCAACTAACCTCGTACTTAAATTCTCCATATATTTCCTTTCTAATTTTTAGGACCTTAACGAGTCCTTTTTTTCGTTCTTAATTTAGCTTTTTCTTTCTTCCATTCCCAGCTACCGCGATATTGCAGGTATTCATCAAAACCTTTGACAGTTACAAGAGATCCGCCATTTCTAAGAAACTTCGTGTAACTAGGGAAATCTCTCATCTCTCTTCTAATAGTTCCAACAGAACTTTTTGACATGCAAAACTTTTGAGATAAAAAAGCGTCATTAGCAACGTCAATCGTAAAGGTAGAATTAAAAGATCCATTTTTTATGGCTTTTGTGACTATATCAGAAACGGTATCTTTCACAATGAATCGAAGTTCATTTTTAAATTCTTCACTAAAAATATCCATGAGTATTACTCCTATAAAAGCGATAAGGTTTTAGCAAGGTCAGCGGACTTATATTCAATTTCAATTCCTTCAAGAAGGTTAATATTCATATTTATTGTTCCTTTCAAAAAGATAATCTCAAGATATTTTTCTATCGAAAAGCCTATATTATAAGCCTTTCGTGTTACATAAGCTAAGGTAATCTCAAGATATTTCACGCACTCCAAAATCAAACCGTACAATTTTATTAACATCAACAAAATACTTAACCACAAGTTTTCAGAATTTTTTCTAATTTAGTATCTTTAAGGTTACCCCCCGTCATTAAAAAATGTTGTTCAATCCAAGTTTTGAAACCGGTGGGAAGGGTCGACTATCCAAATATTTGCTTTTTTTATCGCACGACCCCCCACCCCGAAGATAAGAATACTAAATTATCACATCATTAAAGAGACAAACGTTTCTAACTACCATTGCTTTTATTGGAGGAGTAGTTGCATAAGTTGGAAATCGATTATACTTTTGCAAAGTGAATGATGAAAATAGCTCATGAATTACCAAATTTCCCGACGTTAGGAAATATCGGAACAGAAGCTCTCTACCTTATTGCCACCCTACCAGATAACCAAAAGCAAGAACAGCTTGATTGCTGAATTAGCGTGAATCTTTTTCAGATACGGAATACAGTAAAAGCTGTGGAAGATAATAATTCTTTATATATAGAAATTTCCATCTTGATCGGCTGGTTTTAGGATTGCTAAGATTCCTTCAACAACTCCAATGAATCCAGGGATAAATGTCCAACAGAAAATAAGGTATAGGATTCCTGTTCCTGTTTTACCGGCATAAAATTTATGTAAGCCAAATTCACCTAAAAACAGAGCTAATAGAACATAAATTACTTTGTTTACTTTTCTTGGCATAAATTTTTCTCCTTTGTATAAAGCGTTTAAATACAGATACCATGGTTTTATTTATATAGATAAAACCCTTGAAAATACTGGCGCGTGGATTAGTCTACTTTATCACTCGAGTGATGGAGAGCCATATTTTTCAAAAGTCGCAAAGCAACCACAATATCTTTTTTCGTGTATTTTTTAGATAATCTTTTTGCAGCCTCTATTTTTGTTTCACCGTTTTCAAATGCTCTTATAAATTCTAATCCGATAATGCTTACTTTGCTGTAGTAATCAAGCATCTCTCCCACAGTCTTGGAAGAAGCATCGCCGTTTTCAGTAACCGAACTTTCGATGTTAGATAACTCCATTAGACCATTCAACCATGAATCAATTAATTTTATTTGTGGATTTTCCTCCCTTAGATTAAAACGTAAATCTAAATCGGATTTTTTTACATTTAAAAAATCAGCTATTTTTTGAAGATTCCCCGGTGTAGGCAAGGATTTTCCCTTTACGTACCCAGTTATCGTGCTTTTTGGGATATCTGTATTATTATGTAAATCAATTTGCCGGACTCCTTTTTCTTTCATAATTCTGTTAAGATTATCAGAAAAGTATTCCCTATTTTTTATATCCTGCGGGCTATTCTTTGCCAAGTGATTCCCCTCCATTTCACTAATTTTCTATTTTGATTATAACACAAAAAACGACATAGTACGAAAAAAATAAAACTTTTGTTCAAAAGCACTTGACCAAGTACGAAAATAATAGTACTATTGTTTTATCACTTTTGAAAGGAGTTAAAAAATGACACAATGGACACTAAAAGCGTGTCGAGTAAATGCAGGTTATACCTTGCGACAGGTAGCAAAAAAAGTAGGCAAGAATTTTCAGACTATCTCAAAGTACGAAAAAGATAGTACTCTAATTCCTTTTGAGCTGTTGAAAGACTTGTCAGAGTTGTATCATGTTAAGTTAGACGATATTTTTTTAGGTGATAGTACGAAAAAAATAGAACTAGAACCAGAAGACTAGAAAGGACAGCTTATTGAGAACAGAAACATGGAACGGATATACTATCCGATTTGTAGAGCACCAAGGTGAATGGTGGGCGGTGCTAGCTGATATTGCTAAAGCACTAGATCTGAATCCAAAATTTATTAAACAACGTTTGGGAGATGAGGTTGTTTCAAACAACCACGTCGCAGACAGTTTAGGGCGTCAACAAGAAATGTTAATCGTTAATGAGTTTGGCATTTATGAAACTATCTTCTCAAGTCGTAAGAAGGAAGCCAAAACCTTTAAATTATGGGTATTTGAGATTATCAAACAACTACGCCAAAGCACAGGGCTAGAGGGCTTCCAAGTATTTAGAATATTTGATAAAGAACATCAGAAGCAGGCAATGAATAGGCTTGTCGATGGCTTACAAAATGCAACTAAGAAAGACCTTATCAAAGCAAACACTATCGCAAACAAAGCCGTTTCTGACCTATATGGTTACCCTAAGATGGTTAGTAAAAACGGGATGACAGAAAACATGTTGCGAGACCGTGAGTCTATCCTTGATGAAACGGTTGAACTAATCAAGGTTAAAGAAAAATACGGCTTAAATTTTAGCGTATCTGAAGCTATCTATAACCAAAATATAATAAAAAAAGCGCAGTGATGCGCGTGGATAAAGGAGAAATGATTATGAAAGCAACAACTTACAAAGAGTTGAAGAAATGGATTGATGAAGGTGTTGATTTAGCTGAGCTAGCACAGGGTTACGCTGACAAAGTACCAAATGCAGATTGCGAACAGTTTGAAGCAATCACACAGGAAATTTTCAACGTATTGGAAGGCGTATCGCTCATGCTTGATGACAAAGTGCTAATCTATAATCGCAAAGCAGAGCAAAAGCGTTTGAATGACATTGAACAAGGCAATTATTAATCAATAACCCAGAACAACAAAAAAGGCTTTGACAGCGACCAAACTTCCAAGCCTTTAACTAGTATAACTAAACTCAAATAATAAAGCAGGCAAGCTATTATTAAAGGGGTTTTAGTAAAAGATTTGATAGCTAGATTATACCATATCTAGGATATTTTGACTACTATCCTTTAAAACTAGCAGGAATCTAGTATAAGAAACCGGCAATTACACAGAAAATAAATTAAGCGAGAAAAAACATAATGAAATATAGAGTAGAAACAAATCCTTTTTCAAAAGATAGATACACTCCTGAACAGCTAGAAATGTTCAAAAATCGCCAACTCAGCAAAGATAAAGCTGAAGCATATTTCACTCGACTATATAGCCAACATATTGCTCGGGTGATTATTGCTAATGTAATGGCAGAGTATACGACTACATTCAGGAAAAGTGCCACTACTTTTGAAGAAGCATGGGGCGCTTTAGGTTATAAACAAACCACAGAGATTGTCTTTAGAGCCGTTAACGGTTTACCATGTTCAGAGAAAGACACAGGGGAATTAGAAACTTATTTAAGTGAGGTATCCGCATGAGGAGTATTGAAGAATTAAAAGCGATTGCTGAATATATTTTGGAACACATGACGGATAGTGAAAAAGCCCATTTTCCTAACATGACAAGAGAAGAAAAAAAGGATTGATAATTAAATATGGCAATTCAAGAACTTAACTTTACACCAACACAGACACTTATTTTATTCATTGTTTTAGGTCTCTTAGGGTTTCTCCTTAGCCGTTCTAAGTCTTTAATAGACATTGATTTACCAGAAGATACCCAAGCACCTAAACCATCTCAGAACGCAAACTATGGGGCTTATATTCAATCACAGAACCATTATTACAATTAGGGAGGAACTGCATGACAACGGAAGAATATTTTAAAAAATTGCTAGAAGATAGCGAAAAACATCCTACAAACTGGTTGAGTGATAGGGTTTTAGACAAAAATATCAAAATGCTAGATGAAGATATTGAAGCAGAGTGGGACGATTTTCCGTTATTCACGAAAAAAATATTTATCAATACTACGCAACGTGACTATAACAAAGCTGATGCCGTTGTTAAATTTTTGGAATCAATAGCAATAGAGATGGAATATAAAAAAGGGCTAAATATAGTTATACAAGCATTAAACGAGTTAAAAGATAGTCTTAAAAATCAAGTGCTTGGTGTTATTGATAACCAAATCCTGTTTCCAAATGATAAGGAGGACACGAAATGACACTACCAGAGAATTATAGACGTGTCCTTAATCTGATCAAGGTTGGGGCAGACAATCCCATTACAGGGGCAGAGATTGGCTTAATACTGAAACTTGAAGAACGTTCCGTCCAAAGTATCATCAGTAGCTTAATCACGCGCTATAAAGTTCCTATTATCGGCATTAGACACGGATTCAATCGTGGTTACTTTATTCCAGCTAACAAAGAAGAATTACTAGATGGTGCTAAAGCCTTTTACAACCAAGTACAAAAGGAACAAGAACGCCTAAGTGTGTTATTGAATGCCGATTTAACCAGTTATAAGGAATTACTCAAAGGAGGTTAGGTATGAACTTATTTAGTCAAGATTATGAAGCCAAACTCTTAGAACAAAACCTGACCGCGTTTAATCGCTTTTTGGAAGCCTACCAGAAACCTAAACCAAGAGTTTTAGGGTTGATCACGGCTGAACAAGTCAAAGAGGAATTAAATATCAAAGGTAAAACCCTAAAACGGTGGGAAAATGCTGGGTTAAGACGATACCAACCACCACTAGAAGACACCAGGAAACATTATTACAAGGTCAGTGATATTCTTATCTTTTTGGGGGTAAATTTGTAGATGGCTATTTATGAAGCAAGAGGCTTTAGCTCTTATTTGTACCCCTACAAAGGACCTTTAGAACCATTTGACTATATTGCTCAGTTTAAACCTTTGAAACCGCCTGAGGATATTGATATTGAAGAATATAAGCGAACACAAGCTCCCTACTGCCTGAGTGGCAAAGTCACAGCAGAGAAAAACGGTAGCTATAAGCGTAATAATGCTAGTTTGGTTTACCGTGATTTGATTTTTCTTGACTATGACGAGATAGAAACAGGCGTCAACCTACCTAAAATCGTTTCTCAGACGCTTTGGGAGTATAGTTATATTATTTATCCAACGATTAAACATACCCCCGAGAAGCCCCGTTATCGCCTTGTTATGAAGCCTAGTGACATCATGAACGAAGAATCCTATAAGCAGGTCGTTAAAGACATAGCCGATAAGATTGGACTGCCGTTTGATTTAGCTAGCCTTACTTGGTCTCAGTTACAAGGCTTACCCGTTACAACAGGCGACCCAGAGGACTATCAGCGCTATGTGAACCGTGGTCTTGATTATCCTGTTCCTAAAGCACCAAACAGACAGGTTGTTACTACTTACACGCCACGCCCTAGAAGTCAGCGTTCTATTACCATGAGGGTCATAGATACCTTGTTTAATGGTTTTGGAGACGAAGGCGGGCGCAACGTGGCCTTAACTAAGTTTGTTGGCTTGCTATTTAATAAATGGGTGGATTGTGATATAGAAACAGCTTACGAATTAACAAAGATCGCTAACAGTGTGACAGCTAACCCCCTACCAGAGAGGGAGCTAGATAGGACTTTTGAAAGTATAGCAAGAGCAGAATTTAGAAAGAGAGGATAGAATCATAGAAAAGGAAGAATTGAAAAGCCTGGAAAGTAAAATCTTAGAGGCGCGTGAGAATGAGCAACCGCCCAAGACCATGAGAGAGCTAGAAAACCGTATCTTTCAAGCTGGTGAACAATGGCGGGAAGAACACACGGAAACCAAAATAAATGAAAGTACAGGGGACGTTACCGAAAAGGTGGCCATGCCCCAGGTTTTCACAGTTGCCAAAATGCTAAGCGAAATTATCACCTTTACTTTTATCAGTAAAAGCAACGTACCTGATTATAGCCTACTCTATATCTATGATTTAGATGAGGGCATATATACGGCTAGTAATGACCTATTTAACCGATTTTGTAAGACTTTTGACGTGAGGATTAAGCCTAGGGAATGGCCCCAGATTAAGCTAATGGTTAGGACATTGACAAGGATAAAGAAACCGCTGGAGAGCGCCTACTTTATCCCTGTACAGAATGGCATTATTGACTTAAGGACTAAGGAGCTACTTCCTTTCAGTTCTAAATATGTGATTACAAGTAAAATCAGTACAGCTTACCACGCGCCTAAACGGGTCCCAACCGATAGGGAAGGGAAGACATTTGACGATTGGTTAAACTCAATCGCTTGCAATGATAGTGAACTAGTAACCTTGTTTTGGCAGATTATCCTGGAGGCTATCAATCCAAACCATACACGGAATAAGTTTGCTATCTTTTACGGGGACGGTAACAACGGAAAAGGGACGTTTCAGCGGTTTCTTATCAATCTGATAGGAGAAAGTAACGTATCAGCATTGAAGCCCGTCCAGTTTGCTGAAAAGCATAACCTGGAAACGCTAGTAGGTAAAGTTTGCAATATTGGAGACGAGGCACCTAATGAATACTTAAAAAATCCGTCTGACCTAATGAGTATTACCAGCGGGGACACCGTGCTAGTCAATCCAAAGGGGCGCCCAGCTTTTGAAGCGACCTTCAAACTCTTTAATATCTTCTCAGGAAACTATATCCCCAACGGTGGAAATAAGACAAAGGGCTGGTATAGGCGTATTATGATTGTCCCCTTCAATGCTGACTTTAACGGTGAGAAAGAAAAGCCCTGGATAAAAAATGATTTTTTGGCCAATAAAGAGGTATTAGAGTACGCCCTTTATAAAGCTATCAACCAGAAATCATTTACTCATTTTATCGAACCGCAGGCAGTCAAAGGCTTGCTAGAGGAGTACCAGGAAGATAATGATTACTTGTTATCTTGGGTAAAACATGAGTACATGGAAAGAGGTTGGCACGAGCTGGACGTAGTACCCGTTTTTATCGCTACAAGATCCTTGAAGCATTATGCCGAAGATATGGGAATACCTAAGCCAAATGTTTACGGTGCTGGTAAGGAGACAATCAGGCACTTACAGCAGTTAACGCCAAATAAGTACCAACTAAAAAAAGCGCGTGTTAAGGTTGAAGATTATGACAAACTGGATCCGTTGGAGTTTGAGAGGCCAAAACTGGGGAGAGTAAATCACGCTATAACAAAAAAAGAATAATGTTGACCTTCTTTTGATGATCTAAACCCTTGCAGTTACTAGGATTTTACAAAATTTGTTGACCTTCTTGTTACCTTGTTTAGAAAGAAGGTAACGCATCTAGACCCTTGATATACATAGCTTTATAGCTGTTATGTTGACCTTGTTACCTTCTTTTTAACTCTCTATATAGGAAAAAAAGCAGTATTTATATATATAAGGGTAAGGAGTTAGAAAGAAGGTCAACATGGTAACAAAGCGGTCTAAACCCTTGTGGCAGTAAGGCGGAGCTATGTTACCTAGAAGGTAACAAAAACACTAAAGAAGGTAACAAATTAAAGAAAAGGAGCTAAAAAAATTGAAAATCAAGCTATTTTATCAGAAACATAAGCAAAGCCTGGAGGAATTTGAAAACCAGGTAAACGACTTTATGGCAGGCGTTGAAGTTGTTGACGTGAAATATACAGAGGCAACTAGTGGCGACTATGAGGCCATGACAACAACACTAGGGCTATTGGTCCTATATAAATAACAGAACAGGAGACAAACAACATGACACTAAAAACTATTTCTGACAAACCACAAACCTTTACTTTTACTTACGACTTTGAAGACATTGACACTACCAAAGTGGCAAGTAATGCAGTCTTTGGTTATATGTTTGGGACTTATCACGCGCCAGTAATTGAGGCAACTATTAAGGGCAAAGGTCAGCTAGTGCTGGAGTATGCAGAAGATAAGAAACTAAGTAAGATCTTTAAAAGAATTTGTGACGGGTTTAAAGATTATTACACGCACCAGGGGCAAGAAAATGAAATCAAAGAAGATTACAAACTGGAGCGCGTGCAACAACTCAAACAGTCAGAAGACTTTGATAGCTTGCTGGATAAGCTGGTAGCTTGTGAGCTGGAGCTTATGGAGTTGGCTGATAGCGTGTTAGATGATGATTATCCTGATACGGCAGTAAATGGCGTACATGGCAACCTGAAGGCGTTGGACAACCAGGCTATGGCCCTTTTGAAGAACCTGGACGCCGAGGGCGAATATAAAGCATTGTGGAAATATGCTAGCCGTGAGGCATAGCTAGAATAGTGAAGAGAGGCCCCGCCTCTTTTTGCTGTTTCTAGGACTTAAGCCAATAGTTTTGGGTTTTTACAGTATAGGGGTATTTTTTGAATGAAAGTATTGTATATAGAGACATTTACCAGAGCTATGAAAAAGAAAGGGATAACTCAGGGTAAGGGTGAATTAGATGATTATTCCTTGACCATTGACTTAGATAACCTTTTTATTGTTATGGGTAAAGAGAGCTTTGAATTGGCCAGAATACCAGGAACAAAAGGCGGTTATAGGTATTTCTTTCTTTGCCCTGATTGTGGTAGGCGTTGCAGGAAACTATTTAAAATTTACAATATCTTTGCCTGTGGTTCTTGTCAGAAAATTCATCAAGCGACACTCAACCGAAGTAAGACAGATTGTCAATACTATTGGCGATTAGCCTTTAAAGAGTGTTTGAAAGTAAATCCAAAAGCAAGACACAAACATGGTTATTATAGTCATGATGACTTTCCTAAGCGTCCAAAATACATGAGAATAGCTAAATACTTGTATCATTGGAAGAGATTCCATTACTATATGGATAAGGGAGACAGGCACTGGCTATAA